GTGATAGCCTTGGTTGGATAGCCAAGCTGCGGCATCGCCTGCCACGAGGGCGCGCATGGCCTCTACGGCGGGTTCTGGGTGGCTGTATGGGCTGGCGAGGTAGGCGAGGGTCATGGTTTCATCTTCCAAACGACGATCCCGCCGACTTTGGTTTGGACTAGAAAGCCTGCGTTGACTAGTTGGTTGAGATTGTAGGTGGCGACACGTTCTAGCTGTTTGAGCCGCAGGGCTACATCGCTGACGGTGCGTTCTCGGCCATCTGCCATCAGGTCAAGATATGGTTGCAGATCGCCGATGCGCAGTTCTTCTTTTTTCGGCGGCTTTGGCATCTCTCGGATCATCTTGTCTTCGAGTGCCTTGGCTTGGGCTGGGGTGATGGATGTGGGTTTCATTTCATATTCACCACTTATTGGTTCCCGCCGCCTTATGTGTCTTGGTTTCTGGCGGCGGGAAATTGACGATGATAATTCGCATTCCCGGCGAAGATATTTGCGTTATCATCATTGACAATCATGCTGCGAACAAGTCTCCGCAAATGCGTTCGGCCTCTTGAAGATTTGCATTGGCTTGTTCCGCGTATTCCGGCTTGAGTTCAAATCCAAGATAGCGACGGCTCATCTTGATCGCCTCATATCCCGTAGAGCCTATGCCGTTGAATGGGTCCATGACTACATCGCCAGGGCGTGTGTAGAGGCGCAGGCATCGGGCTATGACGTCAAGCTGTAGCGGGCATACATGCTTTTCGTCATTCACGGCTTTGACGCGGCGCAGGACGTTGCCTTGCTGAATATCCATCCAGACCGGGCTTGCCAGTTTCTGCCATTCATAAACATCAAACTGCGCATCTTGCATCAAGACAGCTAGAGCCTTGTCGTCGGGCACTTCTGCGCACATGCCATGACGGCGCAAATCCTCCAGCCATTCGCGAGCGATCTTGAGTGCCATCTTTTCATCTTCTGGCGCGGCATGACTGATCGGCTTTTCGTTCGGCGCGTCTTTGCGAAAGAATAGCATGTAGTCTGGCATTCCTACGCGGTTCATGGCGCTGTCTTTGCGGATTTGCTTATACAGCAGGCCAACGGCCTTGGTGCGCTGCATTTCTACTACTGGGTCTTTCCAGATCGTCGCGCGGCCATGATAGATCAGACCGGCATCTGTATGTGCTTTGACCAGATCGCCAGAGAAGTCTTGCAAGCCGATAGCGCCGTGCTTGCCTTTACGCATCGGAAGGTCTGTGCAATGAACGCAGGCAATGCGGCCTGGGCGAAGGACGCGGGTCAGGGCTTCGGCAAAGAACTTGTATTGGTCCATGAACGATTGACCTTCTCCAGCATTTCCGAGATCACGTTCGCTGTCCGAGTAAACGAACAGATCACCGAATGGCGGTGAAAAGATCGCGCAATCAATGCTGTTTTGAGGCATGGCATACATGCCTTCGATGCAATCACTATTATGGATCGCCCATCCTGTTCCTGAGTATTCTGGCTGTTTCATGTTATCTCTCCTCTTTTATCCATTCAGGGAAGGCCAGATCGAGTGGTCGATTGTATGCTGTTCTGACTTTGCCTGTGATTTGTGCTTTCTTCATGGCCTCGGCCATGCGTGTTTTCATTTCGTCGTGTTTCTTGCCCTTGATGTTGATGGTCTGCCAGATTGTGTCTTCAGTATCGGCCACAACGATATCGTTTTTGACGCGCTTTGTCTGCCCAAAACGATGCGATCTTCTCACGGCCTGATAATGTTGCTCATAGCTGAAGCTTATTGATGCGAAGACAGCGTGTGAGCAATGCTGCCAATTGACGCCGAAACCTGCCAGCTTTGGCTTGGTTACAATCGCGCGGAAGTCTCCATCTGCAAACCCAAGTAGGCGGCGCTCCTTTTCTTCTGGTGACTGATCTCCACGAACCTCAACAGCATCCTTGACGATCTTTCCGAGCATTTCGCTTTCTTCGTTGGTTTCACACCAGATCGTCACTGGTTGATCATGATCCGCAAGTTCGGCGGCTTTCTCGCATCTCTCCTTGAGTGTCAGACGCTTTTCCTTGTGAAAGCTGGTTGCGGACATTTCCGGGATGCGGAACAACATGCCATCGTCAATATTCTGCTGACGATCCGCCTCCACAATATGGATACGCCGATCAATATCAGGCAAGATATATCCATCATCATTGCCACCAAGATCCGATGGCAGAGTTGCGCATCTTGACCATGATGATACCCATTGCCAGAAATCCTCGACAGCATGGCCTTTGAGCCGCCATTCTTGCGAGGCGGTGCTGGTATCATTGATGAACCACTGAGAAAGCATTTCCTGCTGGCGCATGATACCTAGAAATTCTGCATGGTTGCCGAGTTCCATGTGATCGTTTGGCGATGGTGTCGCGGTTGCGGCCAGTTTGAAACGATGGTTGCCGAAAGCATCCATTAGACGATTGCGTGTCTGGCCTGCAAATGATTTCAGAATGCTGCTTTCATCAAGGACGATGCCACCGAAGGCATCTGGATCAAGTTTAGGCAATCGCTCATAATTCGCCACCATAATACCGGCACCGACATCAGCCTGTTCTTTAATCTGCCTCGCATCAATGCCAAACTTCTGTCCTTCGCGGATCATCTGACCAGCCACTGCCAGAGGCGTCAGGATCAGTGACGGCTTTCCGGTTTCGTCGGACACTTGCCGCGCCCATTCCAATTCTGAAAGAGACTTGCCAAGGCCGGTATCAAGAAACAACGCGGCACTACCTCTCTCAAGTGCGAAGTCAACAGCCACTCTCTGGTGGTGCTTCATGTGATCGTTGAGGCTCTGAGGCTGAAAACCATTCATAATTGCCGCTTGTTGTTTGCTGGCAATATGCTGTCTGTATTCTGCGAGGCCCATCAGAACGGCACCTCCTTGGCCAGATCGGAGGGCTTCCATGCCGTCTGAAATACCGGGTGCATACCCAGCGTCTTGATGAAGAGATCGATGTGCGGTAGGGATTTGGTCATCGGGCTGTTCCTTTCAGATTTTGAGCCTGGTCGTGGGGCGGGATGTTGCAAGCATCGCCGCCTCTTTTTGTTACGCCGCCGTTATGTAATGTGTCAATCAAATTCGCTCTCGGGCGTGAATTGATAGTCGGCACTGTCTTGCCAATACGTTCTTGTCAAATTTGCCTGCCTTGATTGCGTTGACAGCCGATCCTGCATCTATGCCAGCCAGATCGCAAACCATATGGAAGTCTTGAGTTCCAAGCCAAGAAGTGGCGCGGCCCACATCCAAGTGCGGGTTTCTACCACCATTAAGTGCGCTCACATTGCCAGCAGCGCATCGCAGGTTTTCATACAAGACCGCAGCCCAGAGGCGACGGTGACCGGTTGTGTCGTTATAGGCCATTTTCTCTCCATTTGTTGATTGCAGCTTCCGCGATCTGACGAACCTCATCATGCTGTCGTGACTTCATGCCTTGCTTTGAGTAGGGCCAATTCATTCCCGACCGGCTGATCACGTTATTTAAGGCTGTGCGTTTCATATCAAGGATTGTGGCGGCTTCTGATTGGGTCAGGCCAGCAGAGGCCAGCACGTCTAGTATGGCCAGCCGCTCTGCCTCCTGACGGCGCTTGATCTGCGCCCATGTTTCAATCATTCGCCCACCCCTCCGAATTTGTTTACCTTGAACCCAACCGACTTGAGAATGTCTTGAGCAGCTTCTGCGGTCACGCGGGGTTCTGTCCATTCCTGCTCTTGCTGAGAAACGACGCGCGGCTTGGGTCGCGCTGCATGAATGATCCGGTAGAGCGCGCCAGCGTCGGGCTTATACAATTTCCCGCTCTGCGTTCTCGGCCCTGTCCGCTGGTAGGTTGCCCAAGCCTTGCGAATTTCGCTGTGAGAGCAATTCTCCAGCACGTCCATCCAGCCCTCCAATTCAAGAGCCTGGACCGCATCCGGCGTTGCGTCATCGCGCCAGAACTGGCCAAGAATGGCTTGCGCCCTAACCCCAATCTTTTCCCGATGTGCCTCCTGCTGCTGCGGAGATAATGCGTTGAAGCCGGTCATTACTGCGAGTTGCTTGGTCATCTTGACCTCCTTTAAAAACTTTCGGAGATTTGCTGTTGCGCATCCAGTTGCGCCAAGTGGCAGACCAATCTCGTTTTGTTGCCGTTTGGCCTGTCTTAGAAATCCAGTAGTCCCTGAACCTATCTGCCTGATCACGGATCACCTGTTCTGGCCATCCTTCTGCCAGCGCCCACTCGCCCCATTCCCTTGGCAAAACCCAATCATCCGACAGCCGAGAGCCGCGTGTTTTTTGGGAAGATACTTTAGTATCTTCTTTTATATCTGGTTCTGGTTCTGTATGGTCGGACCGTGGTGATTGTAAGTCTTTGTTTTTATTAGGTCTCGACCTGTTTTCACGCTGTTTTTCTTGAAGTTTCGCGAGAGTTTCAAGCTCTTTATCTGCCCGTTTATTCGTCAGAAACTCGCCTGAAACCACGATTTTGCCACTTTCAATCAGGTCTGATCTTATGCTTTTCCACTTGCGAATACTGCATCCAAGATGGCCAGATATATATCTATCATCGTCTGGAAGATGACCGCCTTGCATGTAGATTAAGTCTATCACTACGCGATAGGCGCACTTGACTTCAAAAGGCATTCCGATGGTGCCTTCTACGAAGTCGCGCGGATAAGCTTTGTAATACGGAAGCCCGTTCATATTTGCCCTTCATTGTCAGGGCCAAGGCTTGCCACAGGGAACCACCCGTGCTAGACAATCCTTAGCATTTGTCGTGCTACGTTCTTACCGCCTAACCTGCGGAAAATCAAGCCCCGGCCTCGCGCTGGGGCTTGTTGCTTTGGGCAAAGAGAACCTGTCAATCGTCAAAAATACCAGTTTTAAAT